GCGGTTGTTGCCCCTGTGCCGCCCTCTGCAATCGTCAACGGCACAGAAATGCCTTGTGTCGTGGCATTGAGCACGTCTGTTCCGTCGCAATAAAGGATGACGCGCTCACCTTGCCCTACGTTGAACGCTGTGCCCGGCCCTGACGGATCTATCGTGAGCGTGTATGCGCCGGTCGTTTGGTTGTCTACCCAATACTGCTGCACTGTGGCTGGAACGACCACGGTGCGGTTGCCAGTCAACGCACCAGTGAACCGATAAGCGATTCGATTCAACTCAGAACCAACCAGCGTGTAAGTTCCTGTGCCGGCAATGTCAATAACCGTGTAATCGAACGCGAACGTAGCAGACTGACCAAAACCAATCGTGTAGAAGTCTGTTCCATCTGACGCGATGATTGCGCTGTCGCCGGGTTGGAAACTCAACGAGACAGCGCCATTGATCGTGATCAATCCTGGCGGATCAGCGAGTATCGCGCCTGAGCCGCTGTTGCGCAAATAAACGAACCAGTTGTTTCCAACAGCCGTGGCGTCAGGCAACGTGAGTGTGCCACCTGCACCTGTCCAGTTGAACATCTTGGCGCGGTCGTTGACGCCTGCGGTGTAGTTCGCGTTGAATGAAGTAACAGGAACAGACTGACTCAACAACGTACCAACAGCGACAATGCCTGTGCCAGCCAGCGAGCTCGCATTAGTTTGGCTGACCGCTGCGCCATATTGCAACGCTTGCCAAGTTCCTGCGGCTGTCGTGTTGTTGGTGAGGTAAACTTGCCACAACTCGCCTGAACCGACGGTGACAACTTGTGTGCCGGTTGAGTTCCGAACTGTGACGGTGTTGCCGCCGACATTGTTGAAAAGGATTGTGTTGCCTGTGCCCGACTTGCTGGCGTCGGGCAAATAGATGCTCAATCCTGCGCTGGCAGTGACATCTATAATTCTTGTCGCAAGATTTTGATTGGTGGAAGTTTCCTCTGGCCAAGAGAGATAAACGCTGGCGGTCAGTGTGAGCGAGCTGTAACTTATCTCGCTCGGATAGATGTTCGCGCCGCCGAAAACATCGGTATAAATGGTCATTACGCTTCACTCCTGTTCGCGGTGCGGTCCATGATGCGCTTCAAGTCTTCGCCGCTCAGAGCTTGCGCCGCCCGGTCATACATGGCTTGCCACGTTTGAATGCGCTCGTCTTTTTTGAGGAACGGCGCGGCCTCTAAGAGCGTTGCATAAAGCAACAAGTCCGGCGCATATTCGGTGAGCCAGTTGGTTTGGAAATCTTCGCCCAAGAATGCAGGCTGCTCGTAGTACAAGATTTCCCACGTTTGCGCAGTAGCAGGCGTTGGGGCGATTATCCAATGTTGGTAATCGTAGTCTGCATAATACTCAGGCGTGCCGGTTTGCGATTCGTCGGGCCAATAATTGCGGATGTATTCGTATGAGCGTGCAAACACCGGCGCATTGTCAACCGTCATACTTACGGTATCGCGCCAACGATCTGGCTTGAGATAAACGGCCACCCCTACTTGCAGCGGCGTTTGCACCGCACGGATGAAACCTTCGATCTTGAGTTCGCGCGCGATGCGACGCTCACCCAAAGTAATCAGGCGAGGCAACTGCTCGTAGACAATGGCGTCAGATTCCGCAGTGAAGCCGCGTTCCAAATAACGCCGCACATCCTGCAGCAAGCTGTCATAGGTCATGCTATAGCTCATACGCGCTCCATCGGTTTTGCCGCTGGTTCAGCATGCACCTTTTCAAGATTATGTCTCGGGAAAGCACTTTTAGGCAATTCATATTAGTGCGCATTCATCGGGTTTTGCGTCATTTTATTGCTTGGTATTGGGCGTAGCATTGTTTGAGGGCGGCTCTGATTTCGTCGGCTTCTCTAGCGAGCCGGACAAGAAATTCGCCATCCTCTCGGTAAAGCTCTTTTCCGGTACAGGCTGTTGGTCCAACGCTGGCGGCACTGGGCACGGAACTTGGGCTGGCGGCGGTGCGACTTTGGCGGTCGCGCAGGCTGTTAGCAAGAGCGGCAGTGCGAGCGTTAAGCTCTTTGATTTCATGGTCTTTTTCCTTCCTCAACTTGTCAGCAGAAATTTGCATTTCTTGCTCGCGTTGCCGCGCGGCTGCTTGATTTTTTGCGTATTCGGCATACTGGGCAGTCTTCTCTTTATCCCACGCCTGTTGCACCTCTGCCATGCCACTGTTTCTACCTGAATAATACCCGCCCCCAGCCGCCAAGCCAATGGCTAGAACACCACCGAGGATCAGGTACGGGTTCATTTCGGCTCCGCAAAATAGAGCGCTATCTCATCGTTCCGACGCTTCACCAGACCCGGCAAGACCTTGCCGCCGCCCTTAGTGAACTTCAGGAATTCCTGCTTCGCGCCCTCGAAGTCACCCCGGTTGTGCTTCTGCCGCAGGGTCGATCTCTGAAGGGTGCCTAGCCCAACATTGAATGCAAAGCTGACCAACGCGCCCAAGCGATTTTCGTTAAGATGGTCAGGGCAGTAACGAAGAACACCAGCGACAAAGCGCTGTAGGTCTTTCTCAAGGATCGAATCAACTTCTTCTTTGCTAAATACACGGAAGTCCTCTATTTTGAGTGCGAACTTGTCGCGTTGATCGACGGGCATCTTGCCCTGCTCTGGGTACAGCACATGCCCCACACCTATCGTCCACAACTTCGCTGGACACTTGTAAGGCTTATACCGCACCCCCTCATGGTGCTTGATCATTGCTATTGTGGCAACAGGCAGTTTCATGGCAGATTACTTATAAAGTAAGCACACAACAACACGGTCGCGGCGATCCGCGCATAGACAAGGTAGATCACTTGCCAGCCTTCGAGTTACCGCGGGAGCCAAACCACATGGCGATGATCGTACCTAAGAGCGCCATCTCGTCAGCGTCAAACACGATCTCCATGATCTGAATGAACTCGCCTACAGAGGTGATTGTGCTGCCGTGCAGGAAGATCCAGAGCATCGTCAACAGGTTAATCAGGACTAGCTCAAGCACGAAGATAAACGTCACAAACGGACGGGTAGCCGCGGTCATGTCCTTGACCCACTGGGATGACGATTCCAGCAGCTTCTCTTGATTGTTGTAGATGGCGGCTGTCTGGGCCATGTACTGCTGATGATCCTGCTCATCGTTCTCGCGGACTTCCTCGGTCTTGTCTGACGGGGAATAGCCTTTGTCTGTCAGCGCCAACTGCTGGCGCATCTGCATGTGCAGGATGTCTAGCTCGTGCTTCTTGTCAGCGCGGTCTTGAAGAATGTCGAACAGTCTAGGGAAAAGAGCGACTAGGTAGCCACCAAGAGTTGAAATAAGCGTCAGCATCACTACTCCTTATCTATCGTACATCCGTTCAATCTGAATCTCTTTGCGTAGTTCCCGCATCTTCCGAACTTCATGTATCGCTGCTTGGGTTGCGTAATACATGTCGTAATACATAAAAGCTAAGATCGGCATAATGATGAAAAACATCAAGAGAACGGTCATCACTACAACGATAAGTGACCAAGGTACATCCTCTGAGTTGCGCTTCTTGTCGTCAGCCACATTAGTCCCACCGCCCACGCTACTACGAAAACGACTGCTGAAATCCATGCCACTTTTGCCCTGAGATCCGCTATTCTTCTTTTGCGTCGCCATCTTGCTATCTGAGCTAACCTCAGTTCCTCTGCGTGGGCTTCTTCCTGCTCGGCAACGATACGCTGCCACATCTCTTCAAACTTACTCCAAAGTGCGCCCAATTCTGGGGGCGCTCGATATGTCATCGTCTCTCGAATCTCTACCAGCATCGCGTCTAACCTTGCCGTAATCAGTATCCGTTTCAACGCTCGCCGCCCGATACTCTCTTCACCCTTGTAGACCTGCTTGGCGTCCAACTGCTCTTTCAAGAACAACTTGCTGATTGCGTCATAGCTGTCCATCAACGCACCTAGCTGATTGCCGATGTCGGTAAAAACGTCGTTCGGGTCGGCTTTCGCTACCTCCTGCACGCGCTGGACTTCTGCGTGGTACTGCTGCTTCTGCGCTGGAGTAGGATCGACGATCTTGTCGTACTGCTGCTTCAGATCATCAATAACGTCTTTTGCTTCTCCGGCTACGCTCTTAATTTCCTTGTACAACTCGCAGCCTTTACGGACTGCTGCGACCGCTGCATTTGCTGCTGCTAAAAGGGTAAGCGGATCCACATCCTACTTACCCGCCAAAGCTCAAGTCAGCTAACGGAGCGCCCGAAAACGCGCCATCAGACAGCACCCCAGCCGCACCACCAGCGGTTCCAAAGAACATCAACACTATTCCGCTCATGCTAGACCCCTCATAAACACTACCGTGTCAGAGTCAATAAAGACTGCATTCATCATGCACCTCGGGGGAAACTCAATCATCGACGCCTTCTGTGAATAACCAGATCGATAACTATTAGGCACATCGCACTGAATCGTTCCAAAATCATCTCGATTATTAAAAAGAATCAGCGCTTCCCCTTGCGAAAATTCCCCGGCTGGGATTACCACAACCGAGGAATGCTCAATATTGACTATCTTGTTTGCGTGTTCCTTTTGCAATCTCATGGCTTTGGATACTTAGCCTTGATTTCAGCAATCTTGGCAGTCATTGCAGCCGCTGCCTCACCGCCTTTCCACAACGCATCCAACTGGTCAGCCAGAGAAGGATACTCAGCCCGGCGCAGCGCGTAGTAGTCAGGGTTGTCAGGCCGCACCACCTCAGACTTATCAATATCCACCACCGTAGGCGCACCGCCAAACGGATCAGGAATCTCACGCGTCTTAGGTGTCAGTGCAGCCCAAGCAGCTTCCTTGGCATCAATGTCTGCCTTGATAGCCGCTTCTTTGGATGCGATGTATGCCGACAGATCCGCCCCTTGCGGGACGAATAGCTGCCAGTCATACGTCTGCCCGTTATGCTCAACCTTCAGATAGGCCAGCCCACGTTCCTCGTTTGCGAGGTTGGACGCAATGCCCTCTAATGAAATCATTTTGTAGCCTCCAATCTAAAGTTCTTGCCCGGATGCTGCCCCTGTGCAGGCAGAATCTGGATGTCTTTGAATCCTACGTGCGTACACAAATCTGTCAATGACTTCGGCGTGTAGCCCCACAGATGAGGTGACAAGGCACCCTTCTCCTGAGTTTCCGGTGTCAGCCGATCTACGTGCGCCCCGAAGATACACATAGCCGTCATGTGCTGATCCGCGCCATCTTGTTCCAGATAGTCTTTGCACAGTCCTGCCAAGTCAGGCGTCTCCAATACCAACTTGCCGC